CCATGCTGCGGATAGCGTTGCTGCTGGCCCTGGCAATGGCAGCAATGGCAATGGCAGCAATGGCAATGGCAGCAATGGCAATGGCAGCAATGGCAATGGCGGCATTCATCTTGACGAATGCATCATTGATGAAGACAATGAGTCTGAGGAAGAAGATTCATCAGATTAGTAGTGTTGGTTCTTCAACCAATGCCAAGAACGATTCAATTTCAAGTCCCTGAAGTTTTTGTGCCATTGCTCAAGCCAATGCGTTACAAAGGCGCATATGGTGGGCGTGGTTCTGGTAAGTCGCACTTTTTTGCAGAACGTCTTGTTCATGATAGTTTGTATCAAAGAGGTTTATGCTCATTGTGTGTGCGTGAGGTGCAGAAGTCTTTGGCTGCATCTTCCAAGAAGCTCATTGAGACCAAGATCAAGCAATTCTCTTTGGAAGGCGCAGGTGAGTTTAAGATTTTTGAGAAACAAATTCAGACACCAGGTGATGGAGTGATTTTGTTTCAGGGCATGCAAGATCACACAAGTGAGAGCGTGAAGTCTTTTGATGGCTTCAAGAGAGCCTGGATCGAAGAAGCCCACATGTTGAGTGATCGGTCGTTCACATTGCTGCGTCCGACAATCCGTGATAGAGGCTCTGAGATCTGGGCCAGTTGGAACCCACGTCGCAAGACAGATTCAATTGATAGCTTTTTTCGTGCAGGTCACAAACCGCCACGTTCAATGGCTGTTGTTGCCAATTGGCGAGACAATCCGTTCTTTCCTGCGGAACTGGAGGAAGAACGTCAGCATGATAAGAAGTATTTCCCAGAACGCTATGATCATATCTGGGAAGGTGGTTATGCCACTGCGTTTGTCGGTGCATATTATGCCAAGCACCTCACAGATGCTTCACTTGAAGGCAGGATATGCTTTGTGCCACGTGACCCATTGGTTGGTGTCAAGGCATTCTGGGACATTGGTGGTGCTGGTGCTAAGGCAGATGCCATGGCAATCTGGATTGCGCAATTTGTTGGCTATGAGATAAGAGTTCTTGATTACATTGAAGGTCAATCTCAGGTCTTGGCATATTATGTTAACATGCTCAAGAAGAAGGGTTATGAGGGTTGCACCTGCATCCTGCCCCATGATGGTGTCAACACCAACAACATCACTGGCAAGCGATATTCTGAGCATCTGTCAGAGGCTGGCTTTGATGTCCCTGAGCCAATACCAAACCAAGGTGCCGGTGCAGCCGGCATGCGTATTGAGGCTTCAAGAAGATTATTCAATCGGGTGCGCTTTAATGAGAAGACCACTGAGGCTGGGCGTGATGCGCTTGGTTACTATCATGAGAAGCGTGACCCAGATCGCAATATTGGTCTTGGTCCAGATCATGATTGGAGCTCTCATGGTGCGGATGCATTCGGGTTAATGTGCATGGTGTACAATGAACCAAGTGAGCGCATTGGTCCACCACGTGTGCGTGGCTGGGAGGGCAAGATACCAGGAATGGGAATGCTGGGCTGATCAAAGATGCCGATCCCTTTTATTAGATCCTATCCAGGTAACAAGGGTGCAATCCAGGAGATCACACGTAGTCATGACATAGAGGTCACAGCGCGTGAGTTTCTGGCGCGTGGTGGGTGGTATGTGGCAAAGATTGTTGAGGACGGGAATGTGTTGCTGATGGCAACTGATATCAATCTTGAGCCATTGGTTGTCATTAAGACACGCAATGATTCCTCCATCATGCAGGCTGTTGACAAGCTGGTGAAGGAGAGCCATGCCAACATCAGCAAGGACATGAAGCTGAAGTTCAACTAGTAAGGGATTCATGATGGGTGATGAAGCATTCAAGCAGTATCGTCGCACTCAGTTGGCAGAGCTGCGGCCATATGTTGAAGAAGAAGATACCTCGTTGATTAATATCGGCATAGATGATCTCAGGAATGGCAGTCCTCAACCTGGCGACATGATCGCCCGCAACCCAGAGAATCATGGTGATCAATGGTTAGTGTCCAAGGATTATTTTGAGAAGAATTTTGCACTTGTTGGCGGGGAAGCTGAAAACCAGAAAGTTGAACAATGATCATTAACATGGACACTGTGTTGCTTGACATTCGTGGGCAGCCTATGCAGCGTGGCACCATTGATGATCACAAGCCATTGTTGTTGCGTGATGTGTGCCAGGACGCATTGCTGGCAACCTATGCTGATGAGAAAGAGCTCAATGGTGAAGCCAAGGTCAAGCGTTGGCTGATTGCGTTGAAGTGCAACGATCTGGCGGCAAACTTCACAGTTGAGGAAGTTGCTGAAATCAAGCGGCTCCTCGCTAAGGGCTTTGGGCCTTTGGTGGTTGGGAGAGCCTATGAATTGTTGGAGAATCAATCTTCAGTCAAGAGCGCTGCTGAATGAAAGTTAAGCGCAAACAACTCCAAGCCACACCGCAGGATCTTGAAGAACTACCTGTTGAGGTCAGGGAGATCATCAGTCCTCACATCATCACACCAGAGATGCTTGATAATATCTCGACGATGATTGTGACCTTGAGAGATGAGGCTAAGGCTGCACGTACTGCCAGCAATGTTGAGAGCTGTTGGATTGCTTGTGAAGAAGCTTATGTCGGCATTGATGATGCTAACCGTGCGGAATGGGCAGCTTCCAAGTGGTCCAAGCCTATGAGTATGGATGGACCTGTGGTAGCTGGTCGAGAGCAAAAGACCGAAGACACCAAGAGCACTGTGTTTGTGAGGCTCACATCACGTTACGTAGATGCAGCAGCATCCAAGCTCAGTGAGATACTGCTGCCAGTTGATGATAAGCCATTTTCGTTGAATGAAACACCCAAGCCAGAGTTAATTAAGGCTAGGGGCAATAAGTCCCAGGTGGTATTAGATGCGCCGGATGCAAATCTCCCTCTAACACGTCCGATGAATCAAAACGAATTGGCCCAACAAGCCACTCAACCAGGCAGCAATGTTGTGCCACTGCCGTTGCCTGGTGTCCTGGGAGCTGGGGGAGCCCCATCGCCACAGCCTGGGATGGGGGTTCCCGGAAACGCGGCTCCCGGGACGCCTCCAATCGGCTCCGTAGGAGGAAACCAACCACCCCAGCCTCAAGGTCCATTCCAAGTCCCATTAACGGTAGAGGACATCGCAGAAGAAAACCTGACCATTGCGCATAAATCTGCTAAGATGGCTGAGGATCGTATTCAGGATTGGCTGGTGGAGTCACAATATGCCGCAGAAATAAGAAAATTCATCTTTGATGCGGCCAAGAGTGGTGTAGGAGTTCTCAAGGGACCTTATCCAAAGTCCAAGCGCACAGTAGTCGTGACCAAGGATGAAGTCTCAGGGGTCAATGTCGAGATCAAGGACAAAATCCAGCCTGCCATCAAGTGGGTGAGCTATTGGAACTTCTTTCCTGATCCAGCCTGCACTGAGAACATTCATGAAGGTGAGTATCTCTTTGAAAGAGATTTCCTCACCAGGAAACAACTACAAGGTCTAAAGAAGCAGCCTGGGTATATTGCTTCCCAGATTGATATTTGTATCAAGCGTGGTCCAGCCCAGAACATCGAGACCAGCAATCTTGATCCTGCGCGCCGTGAGAAGAACAAGCGTGATAATCGCTATGAGATCTGGTACTACTATGGCACATTGAGTATTGACCAACTCAATGTGATGTACCATTATTCCAATCAGGCAGGCAAGAAGCTCAAGAAGAAAGATGAGGATGAATCAATCTTTGTCATTGTGACGATGGTTGATGACATAGCTGTGCATGCCACTATTAATCCCTTGGACAGTGGGGCGTTCCCCTATTATGCGATGCCCTGGCAAAGGCGTGCTGGCTCCTGGTCAGGGATTGGTGTCTCAGAGCAAATGGTCACCCCACAGCGCATGATTAATGGTGCTACACGCGCCATGATGGACAATGCCGGCATCGCGGCTGGGCCGCAAGTTGTCTTAGATGCAGCAGTGGTTGATCCGGCAGACGGCAATTGGGGTATCACTCCCAATAAGCTCTGGTACCTGCGCAAGGGTCAGAGTGGCGGAACTGCCAAGTCTGTGGCGGATGCCTTTGGCGTGTTTCAAATGCCTAATACCACAGATCCATTGATGAAAGTGGTGGAGTATTCCTTCAAGCTAGCAGAAGAAAGCACATCTATTCCGCTCATAACTCAAGGCCAGACAGGTCCCACTACGCCGGACACCTTTGGTGCCACAGCGTTGCAGGAAAGCAACGCCAATCAACTTTTGAGGAGCATTGGTACACAATTTGATGATTATGTCACCGAGCCAATGATCCAGAGGTTTTATGAATGGTTGTTGCTTGATCCAGAGGTTCCCAACGAAGAAAAGGGTGATCACAAGATTGATGCCCATGGCTCAACGGCGATGGTGGAGCGTGCTATTCAAGATCAAATGCTGGCACAGATGGGCAACATGGTGCTCAATCCAGCTTATGGGATTGACCCAAAGCGCTGGGCCAAGATGTTATTGAGGAGTAAGCGCATTAATCCAATTGATCTTTGTTACACTGACAAAGAGCTTGACGCAATGGCCAAGGCTCCGCCGCCCCAAGCGCCACAGGTCCAGGTGGCAACGATCAACGCTGCTTCTAAGCGGGAAGAAATTGCCGCTAAGCAAGGCACTGATCAGCGCACAATGGCGAATGAGAACCAGATTGCCCAGGCTGCGAATGCGCTTGATTCCCAACGTGTCGCAGCAGAAGAACGGCGCACACTTTCTGAGGCGACTGTAGGGCTGCATGAGATCCAGACCAAGCGGGACATCGCTATGCTTGAGCACGCCACTAAGCGCAATATCTCCTTGGAGCAGGTACAAAGCGAGCTCCTCAAAGAGACCATGAAGCTCAACGCCGCAGTAACGATGAACGCCGCAGACCGCGCTCATGACATGCATAAGCATAAGCTTGAGATTGAGAATATTCCACCTCCTGTCCAGACTCCAGGCAGGGCAGGTAGTGGGCGAGCCTTTGAACAAGGACCATGAACCAATGAGCTTGAAAGAAGATGATGAGGCAGCCGGCAAGGTGGCAGTGGCACAGCGTGTTACATTGGCTGATATCGAGAATAAGATAATCGCAGAATACTTCTTCACACTCGATAAGGCAGTGCAAGATGCGCCCATTCATGACTCATTGAAGATATTCACCATTGCTGTCATCGTGATGCAGAATGGCTTCTTGATTATTGGAGAGAGCGCGCCTGCTGCCCCAGAGAACTTCAATGCCGAGCTAGGGCGCAAGCTGGCCCGTGAGCAGGCACTACGCAAGGTGTGGATGTTGGAAGGTTACTTGTTGCGAGAGAAGCTATCAGCTAAGACTGGCTGAACCATGGACCCTGTACGGTTTATTCTAACAGCAGAAGAAAAGAATTCTGCATTGTGGAAAAAGCTCAAGCTGCAACTCCAGCAGCGTTTGTTGGAATGCAGAATACTCAATGATGAAGCTCTTGACGAGCATGAGACTGAACAGCTGCGTGGACAGATCGCCATTATCAAGGAGCTCTTAACATTGGACGATGAGAGTGCCATCATATGAAGAACAATAAGAGCAATGCTGATAAAGATACAGCCAACCTGGAAAAAGATGAAGCTGCAGCTGCTGATCTGGAAGCTGCGGCTGATGATGCTTTTGCTGAAGGCTTTGTTGAGAGTGATCCAGTCAAATCCAATAAGTCTGATGGCAAGGACTCAAGCAGTTCTTCAGTTGATGATATTAAGGCTGCTTCTGGTAATGCTGTTGCGACTGAGCAAGATAGCAAAGATGGCAAGCAGTCAAAATCCAGAAGAAATTTAACAGAGACTGAGATTGATACTTTGATTGAGGCTGCGCGTGGCTCTGTTGAGCAGGCTAAGCAGATCTCTAAGGCATTCGGCACAATTGGTGAGCTGCAGCAGCAACTTAAGAGTCTGCGCAATGGCACAAACCAACCAGTAGCCATTGACAATACCAAGAAGAAGGATGAATCTCTCCGTGAGTTGTCGCAGGATGAGATCATCGATCGTCGGCTACAGAAGATGGCAATGGATGAATTGACGGAGGATTATCCTGATTGGCGCACTATTGTTGGTGCCTCGGATAAGCCAGATCCCAATCATCCATTCCGTAAGTGGCTGAGTGCTCAGTCCCAGGAATATCAGGACAAGATTAACGCTTCAAATTCCGCGCGCACCATATCTCGCGCAATCGAATTGTTCAAGAAGCAGACGGCCATTCCTGTGGTTAGTAAACCGAATGGTAGGTCGCCTGCGGCAGTAGCCAAGGCTCATCAGGCACGAGCTCTGGGTACGGTGAAGGCCAATGCTGCACGCACTGACCGGATCAAGAACGCAGTGCCGCCTAAAACCACGGGTGGATTGCCATCCCGTACTGCCAAAACAGCCGATGATGAATTCCGTGAGGGATTCGCCTCTGGCTAAGAGATAAGGAACATCAACCATGGCTTTACAGACATTTACCTTGACCCCTGGACGAATCAATAAGTACAAGGGTCAAATCCTTGCACATGCGGTGCCTTTTGAAGTGTTGGGCAAGACTGGTCGGCAAATTCCGTTGCCCAAGAATAATTCTGACACTTATGTTGCGCGGCGCTGGCTGCCTTATGGTGCGACAGCACTCAATGCCAACACCATTAACAGGTTCTTTCAGGATGGAACTGGCGACCGTGCAGCAGCAATTGCCCAGGCCAATCAGATCCAGGAAGGTGTGACACCTGCGCCGGATTCAATCGTGCCGCAGGACATCACCGTGGTGGTGTTACAGTATGGCTGTTTGTACGGGTTCTCGGACAAAACTTATGATTTGTACGAGGATGACATCCCTAAGGCAATGATTGAACAGATTGGTGAGCGTGTCACCTTTGTCAATGAGATGATTATCTATGGTGCGTTGAAGGCATGCACCAATGCCTATTATGGTGGAGCCGGCACCAGCATTGCCACTACCAATGGTGGGCTGACCTTGGGGATGGTGCGTAAGATTGCCAAGAATTTGCAGGCCAACCATGGCAAGCCTGTCAACAAGGTCCTCAAGCATGGGCCTGATTATGGCACAGACGCAGTGCCGGAAGGCTACACAGTCTATTGTCACACTGACCTGGAACCTGACATTCGTGACATTGCCAATTTCACACCCGCAGAACGTTATGCTTCTGGTACGCCGATGCCGAATGAAATCGGCAAGGTTGAACGGTTCCGTTTTATTACTACGCCTGATCTGCCATCTATTCAGGATGGTGGTGCAGCAGTTGGCGCAAC